ATTTGAAAAATATCATAGATTTTATATTGCAGGTGTATTTAATTCAGCAAAAAGATTAACAAAAATAAATGCTAGATTGCCAAAAAAGTTTGTAATTAACTTTACTCTTGCAGATACTGTAAGAATTAATGATAACAATTACAAAATCAACAGTATTACAACAGATTTATTAACAGGATCAAGTCAATTAGAACTGTTAAATGAAACAGTTAATGATGCAGCAGTTGCACAAACTGAAACTGGAGGATCAGGAGGTCAAGAAGGACCATTAACAAATGTTTTAACATTATATGAATGTGCAGCTCCAAATGCTACTTTTGAATCTACTACAACATTAGGTACATTAAATTTAGCAATAAATCAAAGAGTACAAGATAGCTCAGGAAACACATATAGAGTTACAGGTAACAATGTGCCTAACACATATACAGCAAAAGCTATAACAGCAACAGGATTAACAGGATGCCCTTCTACACAAACTACACCAGTAACTAATTATTATACATTAAAGAGATGTAGTGATAATAGTACAAATTTTAGATCATCAACAGATGTAGGAAATCCAACATATGCTATTACACAACAAGTCTTTGATTCAGGAAGTACTAAGTATGTAATAGAAAACTCAACTGCATTAGATTCTGTACCTAGTGTTACAATTACATCTACACCAAGTCCTGCACAACTTACATGTAGTGGTAACACAACAACAAACTATTATGCATTAAATCCATGTTGTAGTGGTACAGTATTTTATGGTTTTCATCCTAGTAGTTCATTTAGTGGTACAGTTGTTTATCAAAATCAAACATATGTTGTAAGTCCTGCAGGAGCTAATCAAAGTGGTCCTATAGATATTGCAAGTTTACCTACTGGATCATGTACAACTTATTACTATTCATTAAATAGCTGTACAGATGGAACAATACAACATTATGGTTTTAGTAATTGTAGTAATCTAAACAATACACAACTTACTTATAATGGGACATGTTATGAGGCTCAAAACACAACAAACACATCAGGTTCAATAGATTTAGATACTTTGAGTTCTTGTTCTTGTACAGTTCTACCTGTTTACTATTTACTTAGAGATTGTCAAACAGCTACACAAGTTAGAACAGTTACAACAACAGCAGATATACCTGGACTGACAGCTAATAGTAATTTTAACAATGCATCAAGAGTTCAAGATAACAGCACAGGTAAATGTTATACAGTAAATGCAACTACAACAGATACAACAACTTACACAAATCCAATAGGACAAGTTACAGATCTGAATGTCTTAGGATGTCCAAATACTCCATGTACAACTGTCCAGTATTATCAGTTAGAACAATGTAGTACTGGTAGCACAAGTTATATATCAGCACAAACAACTGACCAAATATCATTAAGTACAAATGACATGGTTCATAGTGGTAGTACATCAGGACCATTATATAGAGTAGTAGGTACTACAACTAGTGGTTCATCAGTAGGTACAGTAGTTACAAGTACAGCAACTGCTTGTCCAACATTTTATGAACTACAACAATGTTATACATTACAAGGACAATACAGGTCAGGAAACAGCACAGATGATATTACACTTTCTGTAGGAGATAGAGTTACAGATTCTTGTGGTATGCCTTATACAGTAGTTACTGTAGGTGTATCAGGTGGAGGTTATGCAAATGTAGGAACAGTAACAGATACAGGTCAGACAGGATGTCCTAGTTTAACAGGTCCAGTATACTCATTACAAAGATGTAGTGATTCAACAACAGGATATACATCATTACAACAAGCATCAGATATTACAATAGCCTTAAATGATACAGTAACTGTAGCAGGTACAAGGTATCAAGTTGTAGGAACTACAAGCAGTATTGTAAATCAAGTTGGAAAGGTTTGTCCTGATGGAGGTAACAACTGTATAGTACCAGTTACACCACCAGTACAACCACCTGCAACAATTTATTATGCAAGATTTATATCTTGTGATGATCCATTAGGTTTAACAGTAGATGTCTATAGTTATCAACAAATAAGCACATGGTGGGTTATTAGTGAAGTAGGAAACTTTGAGTGTTACAGATGGGATAGCAACTATCAAGGTGTAAATCCTGTAGAGCTAAACAGTTCTAATTTTAACATATTTTCAACTGAAACAACTGCAGGAGCAAATTGTTTAGATTGTAATAATCAAGCACCACCTCCTCCACCTCCACCACCACCACCTGCACAAACATGTTTCCAAGTTTCTTTGTATAAAAGTGCAATATCTGCTCTTGATTTATGTAATCAAACACAAACAAGAGTTATGAATCTTGATGCAGCAAGTATACAAAGTGCATCACAAATATATTCTAATACTGACTGTTCAGCTTTACAATCTAATCCTCAATATATAACAGATGTACCAGGTCAAGATTACTGGTACTGGAATGGTACTACACTTGCAGGTCCATATCAACCAACATGTCCATAATGAAAGAAATAGAAAACTTTATAACAAGAGAAGAAGCTAAGTATTTAATGAATATGATAGATAAATATGCTAATAAGTCTATGGTTGTAGCAGGAGGCAAACAAATGAATAAGTTTAGTGAAACAAGAACATCATATACATCAAATCTTATAGCTAATGATCCTACAGTAGAAACATTACACAAAAGAATAGCTAAATATTTAGGACAACCTTTACATAAAGGTGAATCTTTACAAGGTCAGAGATATGAAAAAGGTCAATACTTTAGATCACACCATGATTATTTTAAAGGTGATAGTTATGAGAAGAATTGTCTGTCTAGTGGTAACAGAACATACACATTTATGCTGTATTTGAATGATAATTTTGAAGGAGGTACTACTAACTTTCCATTCCTAAAAAAAGAAATAAAGCCATTAAGTTGTAAAGCTGTAGTTTGGAACAATTTACAGCATGGTGTACCAAATGAATACATGCAACATAGTGGAGAAGAAGTAACAAAAGGTACAAAATACATAATCACAAGTTGGTGGAGAGAAAATACATGGAATGGTGGATCTGATTATAAAGAATATGAGCAAAAGTTAAAAAACAATCAATTAAGTATTATATAAATAGGATGCTAAAAAACATTATAGAACTTTTACAAGTGGTAAATGGTGAAACAGAGAGGATTAGATTTGCACAAGGCAGTCATTTTCTACCTGATAATTGGAAAGAAGGGTTTAACCTAGCTAAAAAACTAGCAAAATTTGATAAAAAAGACTAATGAAAATAGGTAAATATAAAATAACATTTGAGGTTGATAACAAAAAAGCCAATGAGGAGATAAATGAGACTAATGAAGGACTAGGCAAAGTAAAAACTAACATGGATGATGTTGCTGAAAGTGGTGATGTACTTACTGGTGGTTTAGTTAGTCAATTTAAAAATGTATCAAAGTCAATAGGAACAGCAATTAAAGGTTTAAAAACTTTAAAAGGTGTACTTATTGCTACAGGTATTGGTGCATTTGCATTAGCTATTGGAGCAGTATCAACAGCATTTACTAATTCAGAAGAAGGTCAGAATAAGTTTGCTAAGATAATGTCTCAGATTGGTGTAGTAACTGGTAATGTTCTAGATATATTAGAAGATTTAGGTAATTCTATACTTAATGTAGGTAAAGTAATGGCTAATTTCTTTACAGGTAATTTAGCAGGTGCTGCATTAGCATTTGATGATTTAAAAGAATCTATTGGAGAAACAGTTGAAGGTGTTAAGAACTTTGGAGAAGAAACTGCAAAAGAAATAAAGATAGCAGGTGAACTAGCAGATGCAAGAGCTAAAGCAGATAAAATAGAAAGACAGTTAATAGTAGATAGAGCTGAGGCAGATAGAGAAAGAGCAGAATTATTAGAAAAAGCTGTTGATAGAGAAAAGTTTAGTACAGAAGAAAGAATTAAGTTTTTACAAGATGCTAGTGCATTAGATGAAGAAATTACACAAAAAGAAATAGCATTAACACAGATCAGACTAGATGCTAAAATTGAAGAAAACAAGCTGTCAGGTTCTACTAAAGAAGATTTACAAGAAGAAGCACAACTTAGAGCTGACTTAATTACATTAGAAACTACAAGACTATCTAAGCAAAAAGAAGTTACTGGTCAGATTATAGCATTAAAGAATGAGGAGAAAGC